CCAGATGTTTCAAAGCCGGTAGTGCTATAATGCCTAGCAGAGCCTGATGCAGCGACAGCACTGACACCTGTGAGGTTTGAGCCGTCACCATGGAAACTAGCTGCATGAATAGCGCCTGTTATCGCCATATCCCCAGAGCCAGAGATAGCGCCTGCCATTCGAAATACTCCCGAACCAGAGATCTCACTGTTTGTCACATTTACTCTTGGAGCGCCTCCAGTTCTTAATATAATCTGATCGTTCTCGAAATCGATTTGAACGTCATTAGGATCTCCCTCGTACTGAATGTCTCCACTGTGCTGGGGTCCTTTGTTAGAATTGTAAGCCATCTATTGTTATTTCCTTTTTAATATCAGGTGCCTTTGGAGGATATGATCCACCAATTTTCTCCGTCTGACTGAACAGAACGAGATGAATAGTTTGTTTTAATTACAACTTCATCACTTAAATCGATTGTACCTTCGGCAACTTTAAGTACTACCGGATAAGAATTTATTTTGTATTTGTCGCTGCAAGCTTTCTTAACATTAACAACACGTCCAGTATTATTGCAAGCGGGGGGTAACATAACTGTAACTGGGCTTTTTTTTGTGTCGCACAGCACTGTGTAGTCCTCCGCCTGAGATTCATAGATACGGGATGACACTGTCTTTATGTTTTGAAAGACTGCCCCATTGCAGTGAAGCGCTGAATTAATCTTTACGTTTTCAGCATTAATCTGACCTTCGACCTTTAACACGTCATTTGTTAAATCATATGCAAGCTTAGATGATGCAGCAAAGCCTTTTTTGTCCTTAATCTGAATGTGACCCAACGTTCCTGCTGGGTGATTTATTTTGGTTTTGATGTAACCTTCATACAAGTTGGAGAGTGTGGTGCTCGCGATGTTGCCGTGAGATTGATCAGAGACAACAATTAAATCTGCATCACTTAAATTTTGGCCACCGTTCGTAATGAGCGGGGCCCTGCTTGGATCAAAAGTTAATTTATGATCTCGAATGGAAAGACCTCCACCAGAAAACAATGCAGTGCTAACTCCATTCTCGTCAACAGATATTCCATCACGAGGCTTTACTTGTAAGTCCCCTCTGACAGAATGAAGTCCGTTGCCCAGCAACATGGAACCAGCATTTACTTTTTCTGTGAATCTATTGCCCGGTATATCTGTTAAGTTTTTACCGGAACCGTGAAATTCTTCCGCCTCAATGTGTGTTGTTTTCAAACATTTCCCATCAAATGTAAGATTGTAATTTGCGCGCGCTGTATTCGAATCCAAAACAGATATTAAGCGATCTCTCCCGCTGCCAACAATTTTTGTAATTGCCACATCTTTTATTGTTGCACAGGGGCTTTGAGCATCTGTGTCCCAAAATACGCTAGCACTAACTGTATTTTTAAATACTTTTACACCTTCAATTTCTTGATCTGCGTGCTGATCTACTGAACCTTCTACCTTACCCTTTAAGACATTGTAAGCCATTTTATATCCTCATCTTCAATAAATAGATTATTTTTGTTTATTAAGCACATAAAAAAGGATGCCCCCACAAAGGAGGGCATCCAGAAATAATAGCGAATCTATAAGATTGCAAAAGCAAGTCCTAGTAGATGAGCCAGTTGTTCGAACCAACGTATTGCATTGCAACAGCACCACCGTTCGATTCAAGGCGAATTCGCTCTTCACCGTCAATGCGGTGATCTGCGGAACCCTTGAGAATAACAAGGTCGAAGCCGCCCATGTCGGCAGGAGCCTTAACACGAACGATATCGTTTGTTGATGGTGAAGCTGGAAGCGTCAAGAAGCGCTCTGCTGTGAGAGTCGCACTACCGAAGTTGAGACCTTCAGAAAGGTTAGCGTTAGCATCACCGAACGAAGTTGAAACAACAGCAGCGTCAGTGGAAAGAACACCGTCGGTAGCGGAAAGACCGGCACCAGCCATTGCAGTCACGAGGTCAGCAATGCTTTCCTTGCGAGAAGCGTTAGAGTCGTTAGCATCGACGATAGCGATACTATCGGCAGCAACGTCAACAGCAGCAGCGCTTAACTCGTTAATGTCGAGCGAAAGAACACCAGAGGCAGCAGCAAGACCAACACCAGCCATGTCAGACACGACGTTTGTGCGAGTACGAGCTTGCAAGTCCTTAGTTGTGCTATCAAGCGAAAGAACGAGGTCAGCAGCGTCAAGAGCAGCAGCAGAAACATTCGGGAAGTTAACAACGGAACCGTCAACCTGAAGGTTACCGGAAACGTTGAGTGCAGCACCAAAGATGGAAGCACCAACCATTTGCAATCCACCGGAACCGGAGATTGAAGTGAATGTACTGGCAGCAGAAGCAGCAACAGAGCCAACAGTAGCAGCGCCATCAGCAGCGAAGCTAGCAGCAGTAACAGCACCGGAGCCAGAAAGAGTCTTGACAACAGTGTCGCCATCAGCGTCGACCGAGAATCCGGTCATTGTGATTGTACCCATGGTAAGGTCGCCCGAACCATCGATATCAGTAGCAGAGCTAATTGCACCACCAGCAACAACACCAGCGCCTGCGGTAATAGAACCGGAAGCAGCGATAGTTGAACCGAAGGTAGCAGCGCCTACTGCGTGAAGAGTGCTAGAGCCCGAGAAAAGACCCGAAGCGATAGAGCCGAAGCTAGAAGCACCGGTTGAAGTGATAGCACCACAACCAACAGTACCGATAGTGGCAATGTTCTTAGAGCCGTCGAGAACGACAGCCTTGTTAGCAGCAGCAGTACCGTTAGTGATACCGTCAAGCTTCTCCATGTCGGCTTCGTTAAGATCAGCAGAGCCGATGATAAACGAAGTACCAGCAGTGATAGAGCCGGAAGAAGCAACAGCAGCACTGAAGCTAGCTGCGCCAGCGTGGTAAAGAGTACCGGAACCTGAAACGTTACCGGCGGCACGCTCGACCTGATAAAGGACACTTCCCGATACCACATCGGAAAGAACCTCGAATTGACCCTCTTGTGAAAGAGCACCACTCATGATCGATGGACCTAATTGGAATTTGTAAGCCATGTTAAAAAACCCTCCATATTATAAGTTTTTATTATGGTAATCTGAACAGGTAAACCTGCCCAAATTCGATACACATATATAATGTGCATCACTTATAAATAGTATTACTGTGACGATAAATTTTTAGCAGATGAAGAATTTATTTTCGCCGTTGCAATAAAGCTGTATTGATGCGAAAGGTGATTCCAAAATAACTAAATTTTGACCGTCGATTGTATCGCTAGCTGAGCCTGAAATTGTTATATTGTTGCCGGCGGCGTTACCGCCTTCGTCTTTTATTATTATTGTCTGTCCGTCCAGCATTTGCGTTGCTACCGGTAGTGTTATTTTGACTGTGGAATTGTTGGAATCTACACCCACATAGTAATCCGTTGTGGCCAAAGAATAGTTTGAATTTACAAACTTTCTTTTGTGTACCACAGCACCACTCATGAATGAAGAACCCACAACGTGCATTCTAGCCAAGGGGGTTGTGTTAGCGCCGATTGAAAGGCTGCTTGTAGTGAATGCCTGATTAGCTGCCAGTTGAGTGAATATACCACCGCCAGAGCCTACGTTCAAGCCGGTGAGGCGACTTCCGTCACCCACATAGTAAGAAGCAGAAATAGCAACGCTGGCTGTTAACTCTCCTACAATGTTTAACGTCGTGCCATCGAACGTTAAGTTGCTTTCACATGTGAGGGTGTTCGCATCTCCGCCAACATTAGTGACAATAGCATTGTTAGTGGCATTAGAAACACGGGGGACATTAATTACTTCTGCTCCATCGGAAGTACTCAGGTTTCCAGACATAATTGGAACAATAATATTGCCATCTGGACCGGTGCGAGGAAGAAACTCGTTCGGCTGCATAACTGTGCCAGATAAATTGTTGTAAGCCATTTTGAAGTGTCTCCTCTATTAACTAGAAGACAAACCAATTGCTTCCATTTGAATACAAACTAATCGCCGGCATACTACCGGTTAATATATAGAAAGCATCACCATCGAGGGTGTAAGTATCGGTAACCGAACGAGTTAATCTAATATTAAAGCCCCCACGAGAAGCAACTAGCTCGTCTTTAACGACCAATACGGCGCCTGCTGAATAAACCGCAGGATCCGGAACTGTGATAACAATGTTTCCTGCTGTGGTCACTCCCATGATATAATCTGAGGTTGACGCGGTGTGGTGACTACTTGTTACGTTTGTGTAGTTGCCACCGAAGCCTTTCACAAATGTTTGCTGCGAATACGTGCTAGCTGTTAGAATAGCTGTCGTGCCAGACCAAACTTCAAAGCTACCTGTTCTCGAGTGGGTGTCGTCAATCGAATCCCCAAAGAACGTAGAACCAGTGGCATCGATGTGTGTGACATCGGCATAGTGGATAGTGCTAGCAGATATAGCACCAGTGACAGTAAAGTTACCAGAGAGGACCAAGGTATTTGGCTTATGCTCTCCAGACGACGCCGTAAAGAAAAGGAAATGAGCCGAACCAGATGTAGCGTTTGCTCCTGTCAAGAATTGAACAGAGCCAGTGGGACCAGCGGCTTGGCCGCCTCCACCACCTACATCGGTGCAGTCTACGTATGCCCAGCCAAAATTAGCCATGAGGTAAGTCTACACCCACTGAGCCTGACCAGTTAGTACCGCTATCGGTGCGGGTCATTCGGTTTTGGATACCAGTTAACCCAGCGACAACATCTACGTTAGTAGAGCCGGAAACCCATATGGAAGATACCTTTAACTCATAAACACCAGAATCAACTGGGATATCTGTGGCGCCTTTACCCACGGTAAAAAAGTTAAATGATCCAGTCATTCCGCTGACACTGAATGCGACTTTGCATGGGGTAGTTCCGTTGTTGATAACCTTAAACCAGCGTGTTACGTACGGAAACACAACTTCGTAGCCTCCGGGGCGAGAGCCCAGGAATCCATTGATACTACCCGAGGCGAATGGCGCGCCGCTTACCTGAAAGGAACCGACGTTATTTAAACCCGGTGATAATTCCCAACTTCCCATTATAAAACTCCTTCAAAATTTTGATTTACAATATAAATAGTCACTTATTTTTTCTAGTGCGCCTTTGTTGTGCGCGGATCCGTTTTTGTTCTTCCCTATAACGTGCCCGCTGGGCGCGTTCTTGTTTTTCTTTTTTCTTAACTGAGGGCTTCTTGTATCTTCTTCTTTCTCTTACTTCTTCTACTATTCTTTCTTTTTTGACTTTCTTTAAAAAGCGCCTGATCATTCTCTCGGGACTTTCACGAGGGTGTCGCGGCTTTATACTAACTTGTGCTTTCTTTTTCATCTTAATCCTGATTTAACCTTTTCCAAATTTGCGAGGAATCTCCCATTATAGAGCTAATGTCCACCCCAGCATCTCCGGGAGGGCCCAAGTCAGGCGTGCCGGGGGCGCCGCCATCAGCTATTGGGGTTGTCCCTTCAAACAAATCAACACCATTATAGGCGTCCTTGCTGATTGTTTCCATCATTTTCTTACGCTGGGTTGCTATCTGTATATCATTTGATTGCTGTTGCCTCTTTTTCTCAGGAGACGACTGTACTCTCTCAACAACAACATTGGTTGACAAGCCTTTCGCGACCTCAGACACCACATTAGACAGAAGACCTTCTTCTAGAAGGACTTCCTGTATGCATTCTTTAACCAGTGGCTTGATAACCTTTTTTAGATCACTTCTCTTCACTTAAAACCTCATTTAATAATCTATTAATCCGATCTGCTTTTGTAAAGACACTATCGATATTATATTCCTTAGCCTCCCTCATCATGAAAGCGCCGGGGGTCGATGGCTCCGACACCATGTCAAAACAAATAAGCTGAAAATCATCTTCAACTATTGTTTTACCGTTCGCTTCCGTGACGGATCCCATTCCTCGCGAGGAAACTCCAACGGTAACACCACCATTAACTAACTCTTTTAGAATTTTTCCAGAGGGGGTTTCAAGAACTTTGATTTTTCCCATTACGTTTTTACCTTCCATCCACATAGCCGTGACCATGTGAGATGCATTCTTGAGATTAATGACTGAATCATCTGGGTGATCCAGTTCCCCAAGGGCTCTGTTTTCTTTGATAAGTTTTTGATAGTTCTTAACTTCACGAACCATTGTTTGGTGTTGGTATACTCTTCCGTTACCATTTTGTGTCTCGGTCATCTGCATGATGCCAGACAAGATCATCCCCCCGTCGGAAACAAATCTTTTTTCGTCTTCCGTTAGAAGGTCTTGGCAGACTCCTCCGTCACAGAGGGCGTAATATTCTCTTAATAATTTCTTACCCATAGCTAACTCCCCTTGCAGCAGTGTCTAACTGGCTGCAACATCCACTTGCTTGTCCAAGTGGCAGGTATCTGGGTTTGCGTGTTTGTGTTCATGTTTAATTCCCTCGTCTCCAAAAATCATATTAAATACATAAGATGTTCCCGATGATAAACACCCCAATAAGAGATAATTTACAACAGAAACTTCAAAACTAAATAGTTCTGTGTATGGCGAAAGAAGCATTAAAAACCACCCTACATGAAATCCCATGCACATTGGGCAGTGAAAAACCTTTCCGTATCCGCCGGCGGCCTCCTTAGAAGGTCGCAATCGTTTTATCATGGGCATGTTGCTGTAGACTATTATTTGAGTCATTCCATATGCACATAATATAAATGTAAGTAGTTCCATCAAATCCTCTAAACGGTGTACATGTATCCTATTGAATATGGATCACGTACGTATCCTTGTCGTATTGAGCCTTGCTCAACCTCTTGTGGTACCTCGCCAAGCTCGGTAGAGTCTTCCTTATCAGGATGCAGAAGCTCGTCATCAGTCATCGAGATGATAGCCTCGGTTTGCTCGAAGTATGGACGTTCTTCATCAATAAAATTTGATATGTTAATTAGTGCCAACTTAGCAGCACTAGCATCTTCCATCTTAGATTCTTCGAGAGTACCTTCCAATGAGCCATAAAAAGCGCCGGCTTGAATTGTTTCAGCTACCACAATGCCTCTTTTTCTTAAATGGGCCATTAATCTATTTTGTGCACCATAAACCAAATCAGACATGGTATCCTTCGGAAAGATCACAACCTTGTTCTTATCTGGCGATAAAACAATGTCTATGTCCCCGTGATCAAATATCATAAGATCGCCATTGAGCGACTGTCTCAAATCAAGTTCTAATCTAACTTTTTTACTGTTGGCTTTTTTGCCAACCTTAATGATCACTGCCATCGGATAACTCCTTTGCTAATTCTTGCGTTCTCAACACTGTTAAAAGAACGTCTTCACTAATCTCAGTTTTCTTAAACGTATCAAGCTTCTCCACTATTTGAACTGTCTTACTCTGCATCTCTGAATCTCTCTGGAAGATCTCATTTTTGGAGTGCTCGGCGATTTCTTTCTTCAATCTTGAAATCTCTTCATTTAAGAAAGATTTTAAACCAACAGCATTATCTGTAAAAGAAGTTATATAGTGGGTTAGTAATTCTTTTTGTTCCTCTGCGAGTGTCTGTGAGTACTTCTCGTTGAACTTTTCTACAAAACATTTTATCGTTGTATCATCCATATCCTCCGAAATTAAATCATCGGGTGCAGCTTTGGTCATATTGTCAACGATCGTATTCTCGAGCATAACGCGGCTTTTAGGAGTCACTTTATCACAAAAGATTTGGTCAATAGTTGCCAGCGTCTTGTAATTTGGAACAAAGTTGGAAAAGACAGAAGACGATAAGTCTGCATTGATATCATTGATCAGATCTGTTTGCTGTTTGAATAGACCTTGTGGGTCAATCAATCGGGATGACATTTTTGCTTCGCGCAATACTTTCTCGCTAATATCGCGAGGAAGATTCTGATTTTCATACAAAGACCTGTAACATTCAAGGTGTTGCTTTAATATCGAATCTGGCTTAAAATGTTCTTTTATGATCTTGATGACTGTATCTTTTCGGGGCTGGTCATCTTTTATGATTGCTACTGTCGCCTCCCTCATCAAGGATTCGAAAACAAATGCCGTGTTCCTTTTTTTGTTGTGCTTAATCTTCATTGTTTTGCTCCGTTAATAAATTATCTTTTTTATCTAAAACTTCAACAAGTTGTCGAACCGATTGGTTGACTTCAAGTATTTGTCGTTCTTGATTTTGCTCTCTCAAAGAATAAGTAGGATCGTCCTGCTCATAAATACCGCGGCCTAGTGATCTTAATTCAGGTGCTCCAAGATTATTAGTCCTATAAGTGTTCATCTCTGGGGACGCTATCTTGGCATAGTTTCTGGTTCTAGCGCCTGCTGGGCGTGAGTCAGTCTTCACAGGGTGGTATACTTTACCTTTTGCTCCGGGAGTGAGTCGTGGTGCGTTTCTAGAGCCGGGAGGTATTGCCAGAAGTGGCGAATCGTCGCCGCCTCCCTCATCTCCACCAGCATCGCCGGCGGGTATCTCCTCGGGACCACCAAGGTCACCGCCCATGTCGCCACCAAGATCGTCTCCGCCAAGATCTCCTCCGAGGTCTCCACCGAGGTCTCCACCGAGGCCTCCGCCAGCATCTCCGGCGGCGGCTGCTTCTGCCACTGCTTGGAGGGATGCGTCGTGCTTACGATCGTAATACATTTCGCGTTGATTACGTACAAACTCTTCATGGTTCATACCAAAAATGTTTTCAGTAACCCAGCGACGGGAAAAATAACCTTCGGTTGCAGATGCTGCAATATCAAACTTAGATTTCCAGTGCTCGATCTCTTGAAGCTCGGCAATTTTAGAAGGGTTATTAAGTGACAGTTTGAAAGACAGCAAATCATCACCCCGAAATCCAAGAGTATATAAGTGAATGATTCCTATCTTCTCAAGCTCTGCAATGATAACTCGTTGCAGGCGCTGAATTGTTCTGGAAAATCTGATGTCTTTTTGCGCAAGAGTTGTCTTGTCTTCCGTGGCGCCCTCCCCCATTGTAAGGTACGACTGGGGTATTTTAAGCGCTGAAAACAACTTGTCTCTGAGATACTTGACATCGTCGATTGCAGTAATGTTCTGGGCGCCGGCGAGGGTCTGAATGTCGGTTGCTGAGCCCTGTCGGATTGGAATAAAATAATCTTCTTCAATACTCATAGGATTATACCGCAAGTCGACTCGGCCATTCTCTGGGTTAACAACAGAGTTTCTTTTAAGCTGTGTGACAATCTTCTGCATATATTGCTCAACTTCCTGTGGGGGTACCGCGCCGACATCAATCTTAAAGACGCGGCGTTCAGATGAGCGCACAACACGGTACGCCATCATGGCATCCTCCATGAGAGTAAGCTGACGGAAGATACGGCGTGCTGGTTCTAAGATAGAGGTTCCATACGGTGCATACTTATCATTACCAAGAATGCGGAAATGTGCGATTTGCCAGTTCTCAAATGTCATTCCAGCAGAGTTCCATTGATACTGGACATAATTTGGATTTGTTGAATCTTGACCTTCAAGTCTCTCAATCTCGGCAGACGGAAGCGCAATAACTGATTGGACCCCATATTTGTCATCGATATCTAAGTATAGAAAGAAGTCTCCATACTTGGACATTGTGCGCGACCAGCCAAATAAATTGTACTGAACGTTTAAGATGTTCTCATAGAGAATTGCGAGGACAGCCTTGATTTCCTCGTTGGGGCACTTGATGTTAAGCATCGGGCGCAGGTCAGAATATGTGGTCATCTCGTCCGCATAGATGTCAAGCGAAGATGCAATCTCTGGCATATACTCCATTTGATCAAAGTCAACATATCTCTCTGCGCGGCGTTGATTTTGTATTGCATTTGTGGAAATCTGATCAAGAGGATTATACAGAGACTTCTTAAACTGTTGACCAGAAGCTGATTTAAATCGACTAGAAAACTTGTCGAGATGCTGTCTGCGTATGCGGCGGCCGGACTGGGACCGATAGTTAATAATCGGGCCCGAGAAAAGCCTCGTCAATGATTTAAATAATTTCGATTGCTGGTTCTTCGGGTTTTGTATAGGTTTGTTGGCCATTTATTTTCTCACTTTATAATCCATTTGTATTGGTCGTACATTTTTTCTGCTGCATTCATTTTATCAAAGATATTGTCTCTTTTGTAGCCTTGTTGTCCTTTAACTTGAGTATTCATTGTAGTTTTACTGGTAACAATCGCATCAACAAATGCTTTTTGATAGTTTAAATCTCTTGCGCTTGATTGAATTGCTGTGTCTCTAACCCAACATGCAATCGCAAGAGCCATGATTAAGTCATCATGGTATCCCTTCATCGCCTGTGGCTTTCCATTCCTCCAAATAAAGGTTTTCATTTCGTTAATTGTACGAGTTGAATATACGGTAATTAGTTTATTTCTAATAAACTCTTCTAATTTCGCCACTATAAGCGGTCGAGTCTTCATGGAGGTGGTGAATCCAGGGACTGCGGAGTTTGTGTATTCTGCTTGGTGTTGTTCAATATATTCATGAGTGGACTTGATTGAATGGTATACATTTGGGTATCCGTGATCAATCAATTTTGTTAAAACAGAAAATCCAATGTTATTGTTCTCTACTACAAGCATCGCATTTCCAAACTCTCTGCCTATTTGATTTAACATGCCCGCATACATATCGAGTGACGGCTTTCCTTGATACTCACCTACAACCGCCAATGTTTCTAATTTGATAATATGAAATGTAGAATAGTCTGCACCGTCTCCGCGGGCCACATCAGCCACCATCAGGTAATTGCACGTAGGATCAAACTCTTCCCAAATCCAAAAGTTTCGGTCGAAGCCGGTTCTGTGCTTAGGTTCGCGCACACTACTTAACAACCACTCCATACATTCGGGATCAATGACTGTTTCACCAGAAGTATTGAAGTTGCATTCAAGCTCTTGCGCTATCTGGCGCTTTGACATGTTTCTGGTTTCTTTTTTATACCACTCTTCATCTCTATCAGGGTGGACGTCCCAAGGTAGCGTCGTTAGGTTGAAATTGTTGACGCCGGCTTCTGCATCCGTGCAGGTTTTGTGAAACCAGTTACCAACACCATTGGGGGTAGAAAGTGCTATGCAACGACCACCAGTTGACAGCGTGGGATACAGACCAGTCCACAGTTCTTCTAACCCTTCAATGTGGGCGGCCTCGTCAAGTACAAGCAGCGACAAGGCCTCTGAACGGCCCGCATCGCCAGATGTTGAAGCAGCCTTGATCTGTGAGCCATTTGAAAGCTCGAACGAGGTTCGGTTGTCAACATCGATGGTCGCTATGCGGATCCACTCTGGCAGGTTTTTCATAATACTCTTGACTTTCTTTACAAGGTTTCCGGCTGTTGCAAACTTGGTTGCCATAACAAGAATCGATTTATCTCGATGAAACAACATTAGCCAAGTAATATATCCAGCCGTAATGGTCGAGATACCCAACTGTCGTGCTTTTAAGATAACGTTGAATCGATAATCATTGAAATCCTGCAAGAGTATATCTTGAAAATCATACGTATCAAAAAGGATTAGCCCGTGCATCGGGTGAGATATACGGGCGTAAGTTTTAAGAAAATAAATGGGATCTTTACCGCACTTAAGTATTTCTCTTACTTGTTGTTTTTTGTCTACTTTGAAGCTCATACATTATTTGGGTTCGCCAACATTTCACGGATCAAGGCTTTCAATTCTTCAAGACGAAAACCAACTTGGGGGCGCCCTTCGGCGCCGGGAGTATACATGCTTTCAGGCTCAGCGTCCTGCATTTCAACACCGGGAAGCATACCGAATACCGATTGGAATAATGCAGCTACATCATCCGGATCCATTCCCTTAACAAGGTCAGCGATCTGATCTGCGACGGGCGCGGACTCAGAAGAGACGTCCATAGCCATGGTTGAGTCTGGGGTGTGTGGCATATCCATTGCTGCGGTGTTGCCGTCGTTTGTCTTATAGCGGGCAGGATCACGCTCTTCGGGAGGGCGATATTTGTCACCTTGAATCTTTTTCAAAAGATTTTCAATTTCTTCCTGATCGGCTTCCACCAAACCTTCTTCTTTGATGTATTCTTCGATTATTATCTTGCGGAGTTTGCTAGCTGTGATTTTCATCTTATGACTCCTTTTTTCTGGTGTCATTTTGTGGTCGTTTTCCACCATCGCCGGTCCAGCCACCTTGTGACATAAAGTCTTGCCAGTATGCTGTGGGGGGCTTGTTATCGGTGTTTTCGTTGTTCATCTCTTTTTCGAGGCCACCAACCTTATAATGCATTTTGGCTTGAACCCAATTTCTAACTCGGGAAGTTGACTGTACGTCTACGTCCAATTCCCCTTCCGTAGTAAGAGTGACAGATTCGCCTGTAACTTTTTTGTATTCTTTCTTGAGAAACGACGCGATATCGGCAATACGTTGCTCGACTTCTTGTTCGAAACCATTTGCGTAAACTTCTTTAAGTTGAACCTCTGCCTGATACGACAGACACATCATGTTGCCGTAGAATTTAACATTAAACCCGTCCATGACGCGCTTGTCGAGGATAGCATCCCCTTCCTCTCTTTGAAGCCCTGCCTTCAACGGATCCCCACTTTCGTCAAGCGCTCCGTCGTATGCGTTTGCTGCGGCCTGCGACAGACCTTGTACTATTTCGTAAACTGTTGCCATTATTGTGGTGCTCCTTGTGCTGGTTTTTGTTTAATTGATTTGTGTAATATTGCAATTACTCGGTTGAGAAGCGCACGATGCGTCATTAGATCGACGCCTTCGGCTGCAGCCAAATCCGATATAAAAGTTTCGAACTGATCCACAATGTTTCTTTCTTGTGAAGTATATTCTTTGTCTTGCTTGGTGCTTTTAATCCGGGCGCGGGCACCAGCTTGTCTTTGGGCAGTGGACATTGTGCCTGTCTTAAGGCCGGTGTCGTCGCCTTCTGCTTCTTGGATAGACTCTCTTATGATGTCTTTAAGTATTTCTTTGTTTAACTTCATCTGGTCTCCATCCTTTTTGCCATCTTTCCTCTCTTCCTTCGACATATTTTACGTAGCATTCAAAGCAACAATCAAACTTGACGAAACAAACATCATCCATTGACTTCTTTGGAAAAGATCCGCAGACAGGACAACTTTGTAGAGATTCTCTATTAAGTAGTTTTTTCGACACCTTTATACCATTTATCTCTATTTTCTCTTGTTGGGTATCGCTTTTATCTATTTTTTTATAAAACTCTCTCATTTGGGACAAGTATTCTTTTTCTTTTTCGTCGTCCCAATTAGCGCGAGGACTCTGTATCGTTTCGGCGCCGTACTTTTCAGCTATGGCTTTCTCAATAGCAGCTATTTTGTTGAGTTCTTTGTCTTTCATTTCAATGCTTTATATACGCCGTATGAACTTGCAGTGCCAATGAGGATCCCACCAGCAAAATACAACCATTTGTAACGGGGAGAAGTTTTTTTTAGTGCATCATTCAACGTCACAATCTCTCTATCCTTTTGCATTATAAACAAATCGTACTCATCTGTTAAGGCTTTATGCTCAATTCTCAGGTTTTCTAATTTAAACTCATATTCTTCTTTTTGAATCTTTAACTGATAGTCTGTTTTTATATCGCACGAATACCTGTATATGTCATAATCAGCCAACATTTTGGCCATGGCCTTCTCGTCGAACAAGATACCGGCGAAGGGCGCAGGGGCTTTATATTCTAGGAAAGTGAACTTTGCCTCATCTGTGGCGTTTGCTGTGAAGCTAAGCATCAAAAGAAGACTAAGGAGCATATTGGATTCCAAATCTTTTTTCTATATCGAGGATTAGTTGCTCCCTATCTTGATTAAACTTGTTTCTATATTCGCCCTTCTTATCCTCTCTTAACTGTTCAATCATCTCGAGTGCATTTTCATAGTCTTCCTCAATGGCAGCAATCGATTCCATATGCTCTTCCATCAACTTTTGTTTTTTACGAATCTCTTGCTTGTGAATCTCTTTGAGTCCTTCTATTTGAGCTTCATGGGACTCGGCTTGTGTTTCGTATGCTTTCTGCATAAGACTATAATCTCTTCTATTTTTCATAGCAATGACAAGGAAAAGCAAAATCATCAATATGCTTTTCCAGTTTTTTATTACAAATTCTAAAATTTGCTTTTTAATCATTGTAGCCTCGAAGACGAGATATTCCATCGATCACTGTTTGCCCGCCAATATAAATAGCTGATATGATGACCCAATCTTCACTCGTAACGTGTCCAAAAAATGTTAGAGCGGTGGCCGTCAGCCAAACCATAAGCTTGCGTGAGGTTAGTTTGGCTAACCAAGTATCTAAAAATGCCTGTGCTTTTGCCATCATCGCGCCCTCACTTTTTGTTTTTCTTTTCTGCCTCGTCCATTCTATCGGGCTCTGTTGGGCCAGAAGCAGGGGCAGCCTGAAAGTTTTTCTTCACGGCATCGACGGCGGCGGCGACTCCGCCACCGAGAAGCGCAGTAACTATTGCCGGCTCTTTTATAAACTTCTCGAATGCGGCCAAAACAATCTCAAAATTCTCTGGCGTCAACTGTTCAAGACCCTCGTCAATCTCTTCTTCGTTGAGATGAGTTCTCCAGTCTTCAAATAACTTTTGCATTACATTTTTCCTTGTAGTTTGGCATTGGCAATTGGGTGAGCCGCTTTGAACTCTGCCATGGAACTCAAAATACTCTGCTCATCGCAGGAGCCAGAGTACCAGCCTTCAAACAACTCAACGAGTTTAGCACTATCCAGCGTGCGCTGCTTGACGCCAGCCTCTCGGCAAAGGTGTGCGAATAGCTCACCGCAGGGCTCACGTTCTTCCTCTACTACAACTGGAGTTGGCTCAATTTCTGTCGCGGCTGTCTTGTTCACTAGCCCAGTCCATAATCTTTTTAATAAATTCATTTTTAGCGACCCTTTTGTTGTGGAACCAATCCTGCGTCCTGCATAGCATATGCGTTGCTTGTATTTTTACGATACATACACTTGACAAAATCAGCTTTCAAATCTCCACGAAGCGCTTCGTCAGAGCAAGCCTTAATCTGTTGCTGGGATTTTTTCGGATCCATATTGAATGGCGCCGAAGTCATAACGCTGTAAAGTTCTTGATACTTTTCAGGCACACCGCTGCTATCCGGAGTCATTCGCCCCATAACATCTGCTGTGCTTGGCACATTATCAGGCATATTAGTTGTAAAACTACCAGCTTCGCTAACACCATCAGCAGGCTTAATGACGTAGCCACCAAACTCATTGTTGCGATTCATTGCACCGCCAAATCTAAATTTAAGTGGTGCTTTTTCATCGAAATAACTTACTGATAAACCAAATTTTTCCAAATCTCTTCGGAGACCCATGTGGTTACCAAGTTGAGATATTGCCTGATTGGGGTCAATTGTTTTTTCCTCTTCTCTATAAGTGTTGCTTGTTCCGCCGGGATGACTAACAAAAGTTGCCTTTGGAGAAATCCTAACGCCAATCTTGCCGGTTCTGGGATCAACTGATGCTATGCCGGAATATATGAAACCCTGCGGCTCACGCTGGCGGACGGGTGCCGCGTCTTTTAATTTGGTCAGCACAATACCAACGGCATTTTGCGCTTGTTTAGCGTCTAATTCCTCATTTAAATCTCTGTGTGTCGTCTCATCTAAAAAGTAACGAGGGTCGATTCTCTTCTTGTTTTTTCTTATAGCCATTATAAATCTCCTATTATGTTGCTAATCCATTCATGCTTAGTATCCCGCTTTCTTTCGTAGATCCTGATACATCTCTTCTTCATCCCTATATCCCATTTGCTCGCCATCTTCAAAAGTTACAATAGCGATGGGGGCACCCTCTTTGGTGGTACTAAATTTAACTTCAACACCAAACTTTTCAGCCAAGTCTTCCATTGCTTCTTTTTCAACCATCTTGGGTTCCATACGTTCTTCCCCGGTATCAATATCAGCGACAGCACGACCGGGTTCGTATTCTGCTTCGCTTAAGTGCTTTCGCCAATTTTCAAATAGTTTCTTCATGTTGCTAATCCATTCATACTTAGTATTCTTCGTCCAATTCTTCGGAGACATACGGTGTGTCTCTCTCGTATTCTCCTAATATATCTTGAAAAAGAGCGATTCTGAAGACATCGTCTTGCGCAGGCATCGCGGTTCCAGAAAGAAAGTGGGAGAATGCATCGGCGAGGGCGCCGCCCAACTCTGTTGTTCCATAGGCTTTATTTATAGTAGCCTCTATGCTGTTGACGATTTTTTGCGCTGCTGGCCGTACTCTTTGGATATTTTGTCTAACCCACGCTTGCATTTGTTCGGGGGATTGCCGTTCATTGAGATGTGCCGCTTCCAAAGTTATCTCTATTTCTTCTTTGATAATTTGTTTAAGTTGTGATTTGCTAATTTTCATTTTGGAACTCCTATGTCGCTAATCCATTCATACTTAGTATCGCAATCAATCCGGGCACATTCTTTCTGACATAAACGCCTGAGAAAAGTGTCTCGCATCGGCCGCCGACATAAGCGATTGCCGACTCAAT